TGTTAATTTACAATAGGTTTGTCAGTTGAAGGCAAACCTATTTTTTTATGATTGAAGGCTTGTCTTAACGGACAAGCCTATTTTTTATTTTTCAAAGGAGGTATTGCGTATGCGTAACAGTAACGGACGCGGCAAGATCGGGAAGGAAACAATTTGCATTGGCGTTTATATCCCGAAGGAAACGCACGCGAAACTCGTTGCCGCGGCGAAAGAAAAAGAGTTGACGTTAAGCGACATCGTGCGTATTGCGATTAGGGAATACGCCACCAAAGAAACCGAAAACAAGGAGTAACGAAATGAACACAATCAACCAAACCGACAAAGAATTAAAACGCATTGAGGCAAAACAAACCCTCGGACTTCCATTAACGGCGCACGAAACCGCGTTGTTGGCACTTTACGGAACTATCGAGCGAGAACAGACGGCGGGCAACATTGCGGACGAAGAAAGCGCGCGTAAAGCAAGGTTTGTAGCCGAGTACCTTTCCCCGCTTTTGCGGGCGGCGGATATTAGAGTCGCAAATGCAAAATATTGGCGCGACCACGAAACAGGCGAGGAGATTGTAACCATTACCCATAACAGCGGGTACACGCGCGAGCGGTGTGTAACGGCAGACTCGTTGATCGCGTTGACGCGCGACACGATAGAGGGATTATAAAAGAGGCAATGTATGATCGAGAAGTCATTTAATAAGGCTTATAAAATCACATCGAAGGGTGTATCGCAAGCAGTATTGACACGTGCCGCAAATCGTTTAATTGCCGAATATTCCTCGGTATTTGGCGGTTGGTGTGTACCCGAAGAAATCAAAACGATTTCGGAAAAAATAAAGAGTTGTGAAGAGGCAACCGAATACGAGTACGAACACTCATACGAAAGTAGCGGCACGGGAGAAAAAATTTACGACAAGGTAAAATATACAAACGAGGCGCGCGCTCGTGCTTTTTGGGATAACGACGAGTATGGAGATCCACTTTATTGTGTGAGTTGGTATTTTTATGCGTCGGAATTTTATACAAAACGCATAGGAAAGCAAATTTTGCACGCAGGAACATATCACGACATAGTAAAAAAAGCAATCAAGGCAAAGGGGAAGTATCGTTATTTTTGCACGCACCGTCCGCCCTCAACGGGGGTAATACCAAACGGATTTGTATCTTACGATACATATACGCAGGGGCAACGCTATATTGGCGAAGTAACATACGATCAACCGCCCGCCGCTGACGAGTTATACAATTGGGGACTTGTCATTGATAAAGAATGGGACAAGATACGTACCGCATATTTATCCGAAGAATAAGAGGGCGGCGGCAATGATTGAACGCAACCACATATACAAAATGGATTGCCGCGACGGGTTGCGGGAAATGGCACGGGGGGGGGGGTACGCGTTGATTGCGTTATCACCGACCCGCCGTACCTTATCGAATACGCAACCCACCGACGGCAGGATAAAGAGCATAAGTTTTGTAAAATCATACAGAACGACAACAACCCGCAATTGATAATCGACGTTATACCGCTATTATACGATGTAATGAAAGACGACACCCCGCTTTATATGTTTTGCGGAAGTGATAAGGTGGATTTTTTCAAACAGCAGATCGAAAAGCGGTTTACCGTCAAAAACATCATTGTTTGGGATAAAGGCAATCACACGGCGGGCGACTTGGAGGCGCAGTACGGTAAACGGTACGAGTTTATCATATACGCCAACAAGGGGCGCGCAAAGTTTAACCCCGATATGCCGCGTTACGAGGACATTTGGAAATTTGCCCGCGTAACGGGAAAAGAGCAGATACACCAAAACCAAAAGCCGACCGATCTATTGTCGCGCATTATCAACCAACACACGCGACGCGGCGATTTGGTGCTTGACCCGTTCGCGGGGAGCGGCTCGACGGCGGTTGCGGCGTATCGGCTACAACGGGATTATATCGGGTTTGAGATAGACGACGAATATTTCGAGGCGGGCAATAAGTGGCTCGCCGCCGTTCGGTCGCAACTGTCTATATTTGATTTACTATAAGGAGGCGCAAAAATGAAGGTTACAACGTGCAAAAGTTGCGGCGCAAAAATTGTGTGGATAAAGACGCAAAACGGGCGATCAATGCCTTGCAATGAGGAACAAGTCGAGTATCAAAAGAATTACCGCGGGTCGGCTCTTATCGTAACAAAGGACGGCGAGGTTGTGCGCGGAAACATCATAAAGGACGGCGGCTCCGCTCTCGTCCCGATCGTGGACGGTATCGGGTATGTATCGCATTTTGCGACGTGCCCGAACGCGGACAAGCACAGAAGGACGCGGCGCAATGATTAACGAGGCAATGTTTTCAAGCAACACGGCAGAGTGGGCGACTCCGCAAGCGTTTTTCGACGAATTAAACAAGGAGTTTGACTTCACACTTGACCCGTGCGCAACCCCGCAAAACGCAAAATGCGCCCGATATTTCACGAAAGAGGTTGACGGCTTGGCGCAAAGTTGGCGCGGGGAGAGGGTGTATTGCAATCCTCCTTACGGGCGGGACATCGGCAAGTGGGTCGAAAAAGCCCACAACGAAACGCTTGCGGGGGGGGGGTACGCTCGTTGTGATGTTGATACCCGCCCGCACCGACACAAAGTATTTTCACGAGTACATATACAAGCGACACGAAATACGGTTTGTCCGTGGTCGCTTACATTTCAACGAAAGCAAGGCGGGCGCGCCCTTCCCTTCAATGGTGGTGGTTATGCGTCCGTCGGATAAATAAAAAATTGGAGGCAGAAAATGGAAGAAAAAAACAACCAAACCCAAAGTGCGGTGTTTAACTACACCGCCCCGCGCGCGGTAAGAATTGGCGATGTATTTTACCGCGTTGAAAGCGGCGAAAGCGTGTACTTCCGCGAGCCGTGTAAAGTGTGCGACGGCACGGGTCAGTTGACCGTAAAGGGCGTAACTTTCAAATGCCCGTGTTGCGACACGCAAAAAGAGGTTATCGGCATACACAAGAATGTTGTGCGTCGGTATCGCGTTTACAAGATCACGCAGGAGGCAGGCACAAGCGAGTGGAAACCGTGCGATTACAAAGATGTAACCTTTTCGCTTTATCGAAAAGTGGGACACGGTTTTTGCGTGTACGGAGGCGGCGGGCACATCGAATTTTCGGACAGGAAGTTTGCGCGAAATTACAACTTACCATTAAACGGAAATATAGCCCGCGGCGAACGTGGAATTTATGACGATTACAACCTTGCCGTCAAGATAGCCGACCAAATGAACGCACTTGAATTAAAACGCCTTGCCGAGTATAACAAGGAATACGGGACAGCGCACGAGGCGACGTTCAAAGCAAAAAATGACCCGAAATCGAATTGACGGAGGCGGCGGATATGGCAAACATCGAAAGACACAAACAGTTGTGCGCACAATTGACCGATACATACCAAAAGAAAAATGCGGATTACGGCAACTCGTTCGGCGATACTTTCGCCGACCTCGGTATTATATCGGCAATTACCCGCATTGCGGACAAGTTTAATCGGGTTAAAAACCTCGCGAAATTGCCGCCCGATCGGCAACGCGTAAAATCGGAAAGTATCACAGACACATTGCTTGATATGGCAAACTATTGCATTATGACCGTGATTGAAATTGAAAACCAAAATAAAGGAGGCGCAAACAATGAGTAACGATACGAGAATGTATAACGGGTACGTTGACGACGATCACCTTTACATCGACGAACAGCCCGCCGCGGCGGGAGGCAAGGCGGTATTTTTCCCGACGTGCCGTTTTTGCGGCAAACAGACGCTCCCCGACGCGGATTACGACAGTCAAGAAACGGCGAACGAGGCGGCAACGCTACATTGCGATTGCTACGAGGCGCGGCAGTATCAAGACGAAATGGAAAAGATCGAGCGGCGCAAGGAAAACATCGCACGCCTTCACCAACGCCTTGACGACCTTATGAGTTATTGCGAAACCCACAACGTAACCCTCGACGACGGCACGCACGATCTTTTGTTGCGGTGCGGTGTTGCCGTCCTTGACGGCGCGATCGGCAAAGCAACAATCAATTGGGCGCGCCTTAAAATATCCTTCTCGCTCAACAACAAGGGCGTAATCATTATCGGATACGCATACTCGGACGGCGGCAAAATCGAGGTGTGATATGGCAAAAGTTATTGCCGTCGATTTCGACGGAACGCTATGCGAGCGCAAGTATCCCGACATCGGCGCGCCTATAACGCCCGTGATCGAATACGTCAAAGAACGCAAGGCGGCGGGCGACATCATTATTTTATGGACGTGCCGCGTCGGTGAATACCTCGCAAGTGCGGTCGAATGGTGCAAACGGCAGGGGTTGACGTTCGATTACATCAACAAAAACGCGCCCGAAAGGGTCGGACAGTACGGCGGGGACACCCGCAAAATATCGGCGGACGAGTATATTGACGACAAGGCAAATTCGCCGTCAATCATTACAATACGGAGGTTTATTTCAATGACGAGCAAGCGCACGAAGATCAACGCCGAAAGCGTTGCGGAAAATATATACGACGAGGTTGCGGCGATCATAACAAACCACGCGGAGGCGGCTCCGTCCGCCGTTCGTGCGGGGTATGACGAATTGCGCGAGGATATTGACGCACTTTTCGAGGAACAATACGGCATTGCAACGCGCCGCAAAAATATCGAAAATATGACGTGGCAGGAGATCGCCGAAATCGCCGCCACGGGCGAGGCGCAAAGACATTTTAAGATCGGCGACACAAAGGACATCGCGCTTTATACGGGCGAACGCGTGAAGGCGGTTATACTCGGATTTAATCACGATGTTTTATCGGAAAACGGACGGGCGGCGGATAAGACGGCGGGTATCACGTTCGGCTTAAAGGATTTGCTCGACGGCGAGTACGAAATGAACGAGGACTTCGGAAACGCGGGCGGGTGGAAAAAGTCGAAAATGCGCAATGTCTATATGCCGCGTTTTCTTTCCCTTTTGCCCGCCGAATTGCGGGACGTAATCAAGCCCGTTGTCAAGTTGACGGGAACGGGCGGCGGCTCGGACGATGTAACATCGACCGACGACAAGTTGTTTTTGTTTTCGCAAGCCGAGGTTTGCGGCGACAGCACATACACGGCAGACGGTGAGGGGGAGCAATACGAATATTTCAAGGACGCGGCAAACCGCGTAAAGCGTCGCGGCGGCTCCGCCGATTGGTGGTGGTTGCGCTCGCCGAGCGTCAGCGGTAGTACCGCCTTTCGGTGTATCACCTCGACGGGCAATGTCAACAACATCAGCGCGAACTACACCTACGGCGTGTCCTTCGGCTTTTGCGTTTAATCCCGCAATCATAAAATCGCCCGCCCGCGTGGCGGGCATAAGGAGGTAATGCGATGTCGAAGTACAAAAAAATAATGTTCGACAAAGGCATAATGCAAAAAGAGGTGTTGGATAAGGTGCGTTGCACCGACCCTCGCATTGACAAATCGCTTTTAAGTAAGATTGTCAACGATATATGTTTATCCACTCCGCCCGCACTTGCGTGTATATGCAAATCGCTCGGTTGCGATGTGCTTGATGTGTACGACGTGCGGGAAATACAACTTGTACCGCCCGAACAGACGGCGGGAAAGGCGGTTGCAACCGCCACAGAAAGGACGCGCCGCCGTCGGGCAAGCAACGATTTTTACAACCTTACCGTTGAAATTCCGCGCGATCTCGCGGAGCGTGTTTTTTCAAAAAATGCGTTGCGCAAGTTGGGATATTTGAGCAAGACCGATTGCGTCCGCCGACTCGTCGAAGAACTCGACGCAAAGATCGGCAATCGTGGCAAAAGAAAACGCCGCCGACGGCGCAGACGCGCCGCAGGGCGGCAAAGAGTAAAACTACATATAAAAGGCAAAGTAAAAGGGCTATCGCAATTGGCACTTGACGATAGCCCGCAGTTGACGAAAAAACATCAACCAAACCTATATGTATTATAGCATATCGGAGGTGGGTTGTCAAAACTTTTGCAGGGTACAACGGTGCTTTTACGTCCTCGTAATGAAGTATTATCTTGACGACGAAGGTAAAAGATCGGGTGATTAAAGTTTTGTGTTTTATTCCGTCGCCTTGACCGTGTAAAAGCACGTCGGCAAGCAAAGTCAACGCCCCTCGAATTTTCGCAAGAAAATTTTTGCGTAAGCAAAGGGCTTGACTTGTCCGCTTGCCGTAAGTGCTACGGTCAAAGGCAATGCGACGGATAAACACAAAACGCCACCCGAACGAGAGGCGCGCCCCGTTGAGAGGGATAGACAAGCGGCGCACGGCGCGTCGGCGTGTTATATTCTTGAGCCTTGCGGGGTTTGCAAGGGGCAAGACCCCTTGCGTACTTTGTCTTTTATTTTGCGCAAAAATAGGAGGCATACAATGGCAAAGCACACAATCGACCCGACAATGTACGATTACGACGAAATATTTGCGATCGAGGAAGAGCGGGAGGCGCGCTTGCAAGCCCTTGAAGATCGCCACATCGTGCATTATCGGACAAAGACAATCAAGAGCGGCAACGTCTTGGAATGTGAAATATATCCCGTATGGGACACGGCGCGATCGACGGAACGGGCGCGCAAGCAAAAGACGACCCGCGAGGCGCAAAAACGCCTTAACTACAAAAACGCCGTCAAGAACATTGTGCGGCTTGTAAATACCAACTTTACGGACGAGGACATTTGGGGCACGTTTACATACGAAACGAGCAAATTGCCGAAATCCGTTGCGGAGGCGGACAAGACATTTGCAAATTTCCTTCGTCGGTTAAGATACCACGGAAAACGGCTCGGCTTTCCGCCGCTCAAATACGTTTTTTGGACGGAGTTTGAGGACGACGAAAAGAAAGGCAAAAAACGCGTACATCACCACATCGTAACGAACTTCCCCGACCGCGACCTCGCCGAGCGGTTATGGAAAGGGGGAGCGCGCAAACAGACGCGCCGCTTGCAAGCGGACGAAAGCGGGTACGAGGGTATGGTGCGGTATTGTATGAAAGACCCTCGCGGCACAAAGCGGTACAAAACGTCGAAAAACTTGCAAAAGCCGCAAATCACGGTTGCTGACTACAAGTTTACACGGCGGCGGGTAAATCGGCTTGTATGCGGCGACAGCGACCCGCACGGTGTGTTTGAGCAGATGTACAAAGGGTATCGCCTTACGGCTTTTACCCACAAAACAAGCGAGTACGTTACAGGCGCGTACATATACGCCAAAATGGCAAAGCATAAAGAAACGGGAGGCAAAGCAAAGCGTGAAATACATCGGGAGTAAAGCGAAAATTGCGGCGGACATCGTGCCGATCTTGCAAGGGTACATAAACGAGTACGGCATAAAGCAGTACGTCGAGCCGTTCGTGGGTGGGTTTAACATAATCGACAAGATCGAGTGCGAAAACCGCCTCGGAAACGATATTGACCCGCTTGTTTGCGAACTCGTCGAAACTTGCCGCGAAAATCCCGCACTTTTGGACGGTTTGACGACACCGACGCGCGAGGAATATTACGACGTGCGGGACAAGCCCGAAAAATACGCGGGTTGGTATCGGGCGGCGGTGCTTTTGTTTGCGTCCTATAACGCGCGCGTCTATGGCGGGTGTTACGGCGCGATCGCAAAGACAAAGGACGGCGCGACGCGCAACTATTTCGAGGAAAGCAAGGCGAATTTCAAAAGGCAGTTGCCGAACTTGCACGGCATTTTGGTCGGGTGTTGCGACTATCGGCAAATGCGCTTTCCGACGCGTGAAAAAGTGCTTATTTATTGCGACCCGCCTTATGCGGAGGGTGTCGGATACGCAAAACATTTCGATACCGCCGCATTTTGGCAATGGTGCAGAGAACGCGCCGCGGAAGAGCATATCGTCGTTATCAGCGAATACGCCGCGCCGCCCGATTTTACTTGTGTGTGGGAGCGGAGCGTAAAAACGCACCTCAACAACCGCGCAAAGCGCGATCGCGTCGAAAAACTATTTGTGTACGGAGGCGGGCAATGGCAAAGATAATCGAAGTCAAATGCTTGCCCGAATATTTCGAGGCGGCGCGCGTCGGCATAAAGCCGTGGGAATTGCGCTACGACGATCGCAATTACGCCGTGGGCGATTTGTTGATAATGCGCGAATGGAAAGACGGGAAATATACAGGGCGGCGGCTCACGGGCAAAATAACGTACATTTTGCGCGACTTTACGGGGCTTGCCGACGGGTGGGTCGTATTGAGTATCAAGCGATTTACGGGAGGTAAACGAAAATGACAAGGATTATCGGGCTTTTGTACATTATTGCGCTCGTGGTATGCGTCGTGTGTGTGCCGCTTTCGGCGATCTTTATAATTTGCAAATTGTGTGCCGCAACCGCCCTTTCGTGGATAGGTTGTTGCGTGCCGCTTATCGTCGCGCTCGCCTTTACGCCGATATTGATTATCACGAAATTATTGCTCGATATAGGGGAGGGAAAATAATGCCGAAACAGTCAAAAAACGACGCGTCAAAGGACGCGGAAAACAAAAAGCCGAAAAACCCGCGTAAAAACAACGCGGGCAGCGGCACTTCTGAAGGTGGCGAAAAAAAGCGGGGTTGCCCGTCCGAGTACGCAAATAAGGTAAAACCTTATTTGGCGGATATTGCGCGGTACGCTCGTTGCGGTGTAACCGAAGGACAACTTTGCGAATATTACGGGGTGGGTAAAACGTCGTGGGCGAAATACAAAAAGGAAAACCCCGAACTCGCCGAAACACTTTGTAAGGCAAAGCAAGAATTTAAGACGGAACTCATAAACAACGCTTACAAAGTGGCAATGGGCTACGAATACACCGAGGAAACCACGGAAGAGATCGTGTCGAAAAGCGGCGTTGTTATCGGCACGAAAACAAAGCGATACACACGTTATGCAAAGCCCGACGCGGGAATGATACAATTTTTGCTTATCAACCGTTTTACGGACGATTTCGCCCGCGACCCGCAGATCGTGGCGTTGCGTAAAAAGGCGTTGGAACTTGCAGAACAAGGCAAGTTGCCGCCCGACAGTACGGAGGGAATATAATGCCGCTCGACCCGATACACGCGTTTTATTGCCGCAAAGATTACTTGGACTTGGCGCAGGCTTGCAAGATAAAGAGCGGCGGCATATGCGCCAAATGCGGCGGCGTGTTCGATATATCCGAATTGCGCCCGCACCACAAAGTGGAATTGACGCTCGACAATATCGACGACGTGAACATTACGCTCAATCCCGACAATATCGAGGTGCTATGCCACGATTGCCATAACGCCGCGCATAAACGTTTTGGTTATGCGGTCGGCGCAAAGCACGTTTACCTTGTCTATGGCTCGCCGTGTGCGGGCAAAACAACGTATGTAAACAGCGTTGCAACTCGTAACGACTTGATTGTTGACCTCGACAAGATACATCGGGCGATATGTATTTGCGGGCTATACGATAAGCCCGACGCAACAAAGCGCGTCGCCTTCAATGTACGCGATTATTTGCTTGACGAGGTGCGGACGGCGACACCTCGCCGCAAGTGGCAAGACGCATACATTATCGGCACATATCCCGATAGGATTGACCGCGATATGTTTGTGCAGGACTACGGCGCGGAACTTGTACACATCGACACGTCGAAGGAGGAGTGTATCAAGCGCGCGTATCAAGACATTGAGCGGTCAAGTATCCGCGACGCGGTGATCGGGTGGATAAATGCGTATTGGGAAAGATACCGCGAATAATTTTACTCCCCCCGTCCTTGAAAAATTTTTGAAAAGGCAAAAAGACTCCACGCCGCAAGTCGTTTGCATACACACCGAAGTTTTGACTTTTTTCTCAAAAAGTTTGCAAAACAAAAATAGGAGGCGGCAATGGCAGGAAATACAAAACAGAAACGGCAAAACATCGCGGACGCGGAATATGCGCGCCTCGTCGGGCTTTATCGGGCGGCGGGTGTTGACGACATCAAGTTGAAAATCAACGACTCGCTTATACGCAAGGTCGCGGAAACGTTCGCGGTGTTGGAGTCGATAAAGGATTTGCCGACGATCATTTACAACCCGCAAAACCCGTATGTACAGCGCGAAACGGCGGCGGGAAAAGCGCGCGTAAAGTATATGGCACAATATACCTCAGCAATGCAGAAGTTAAACAAAGAGATGTTGGGGACGCTCGCCCCCGACGACGAGGGCGGGCTTGACGACTACGAATAACGCCGCCGAGTGGCTCTTGGTAAACCCCGATATTGTGCCTATTTCGGGGTGGCAGGTGTTAAACGATACCGTCGGCGGACGGCATAGTTACTTAATCGAGTATTACAAGGCTTGCCGCGCGGGCGACATCGTGATCGGGCGGGAATTAAAAACCGAACTCGAAAGCCTTATACAAGACATCGTTTATCACGGCGACATTTACCGCTTTGAACTCGAAGGCGCACACAAACGGATTGACTTTATCGAACGGGAGATCAAGCACTTTGAAAGCCCGTTTGCGGGCAAGCCATTTATTTTGACGCTCAACCAAAAAGCCGTGGCGGAGGCGGTGTTTGGCTTTTATGTCTTTGACGACGAATTGCTCGGCGGCGGACGTTGGGTACGGCGGTTTAAGGAGGTGTTGCTCCTTATCGCCCGAAAGAACGGCAAAACGCCTTTCACGGCGGCATTGACGCTTGCTGAGTGGTTTTGTGGTGAGGCGGGGCAAAAAGTAATGTGTGCCTCCAATGACTACGAGCAAGCGGGCTTGATATTCGATTGCATAAACAACTTCCGCGAAGAGTCGCGGGCAATGTCGCGTGTTACACGCAAGAATATCAAAGGCATATTTTTCGGCAATCCGAAACAGCGAAAAAAGACGGGCAAATTTTCCTCGCAGAACAAGGGCGCGATCAAAAAGATGTCCGCAAAATCGGGAGCGAAAGAGGGGCGCAACTTAAAAATCGTAATCGTGGACGAAGTACACGAAATGAAAGATCGCTCAACGGTAATGCCGCTCCGTTCGTCGTTGACGACACAGGACGAGCCGCTTTATTTTGAAATCACGACGGAGGGTATCGTTCGGGACGGATACCTTGACGAACGGTTGCACGAGGCGCGCCGCGTCTTAAAAGGGGAACTCGACCGCCCCCGTTGGCTTGTATGGCTTTATACACAGGACAACGAGGCGGAGGTGTGGAACGACGAGCGCAGTTGGGCGAAATCAAACCCGATGTTGGGCGTTGTAAAGAAAATATCCGAGTTGCGCGATCTTGTCGAAGAGGCGCGCCACAACGGCGCGCAACGCGCTTTCACGCTTGCGAAAGAGTTTAACATCAAGCAACTTTCCTCGCGGGCGTGGCTACGCGAGGCGGACATTATCGAGTGCGACGGCACGTTTGATATTGCCGATTTTGCGGGGTGTTGGTGCATTGTCGGCGTTGACCTCGCGGAAACAAACGATCTTTGCGCTTGCACATTTTTGTTTATGCGCCCCGCCGACCCCGTGAAATATCTTTACACGATGTACTTTGTAACCGAGGTCAAGGCGGGCGACGGTCAAGCGACCGACAGTCCGACGAACACAGAAAAGAAAGACTACAAGCAATGGGCGGCGGAAGGGCTTTGCCGTATCGTCAAAGGCAACGTAATCGACGACAACGTTGTTGCGGAGTATATTTGGGAAATTTTCCAAACGTACAAAATCCGTCCGTACCGCGTGGGCTATGACGAGTGGCACGCAAAAGAGTTTGCGAAGATCATAAAACAACGCTTTGGCGAAAATGTCTTAACAAAAATCAAAATGACATACGAGGGATTGAATACGCCGACGCGAACGGTCGAGGAAGATTTGCGGGCACGGCACATCAACTACAATCGCAACGAAATATGCGCTTGGAACTTCCGCAATACGGCAGTCAAGCACGACAATAAAGGCTTTGTAATGCCCGAAAAAATAAGCGGGTACATCGGCAACAAGATCGACGGCACGATGTCGAAAGTGATTGCATACGCGGCATTGCGCGAATGCAAAAGCGCATTTCTTTCAAAAATCGGAGCGTGATTATGGACGAAAAGAAACGACAAAATAAGCAATACCAACGCGAGGTGTGTTGCCCGATACACAACAAATTGCTCGGAAAGTACGACGCGCGTGTCGGTGTGATAAATGTTACATACTTTTGCCCGCTTTGCCGCCGCGAGTACACTTTTACCATAAAACGCGACCCGAAAACCGACGAAAAGTAAAATTTTTTCGATTTATCGTCATAAGGTATTGACTTCGTATTACGAAACGGGTATAATGAAGGTAAAATTGAATATGTGCGTACTATCCGCCGCATTGCGGCGAGTACCCCATTTTTGATTTAAGGTCAAAAACAAGTGGGTCGATATTCTACCGAGAGGCATTGCGCCTTATCGGAAATATCGGCTCACTTTTTTATTTTGCCAAAAGGAGGTAAAAGGCTTGTCAACACTTAAAAACGCGATACAAGGTTTGCTCGGTTGGGATAAGGCGAGCGCATACAGCCGTCGGCTTTTCAACGCAAATAATGTCGTGTTTACCTCGTTCGGCAATAATATACACGTTAGCGACATCGTAAAAACGGCGATACACCGCGTCGCGGAGGAGGTGTCGAAGTGCAACTTAAAGTCCGTAATCGAACGACAAAACCCGCACCGTATCGAGGTGCAGGACGACAGCATTAACACGGTGTTATCGGCGCGCGTAAATCCGCTTTGCGGCATAAAAGACTTCTTGTACAAGGTTGCGTGGCTTACGCTTGTAAACCGAAATTGCTTTATTTATTGGCAGTACGACGAGGTGCCGATCACGGTAAACGGAGTGCAATACGTCAAACGCATAACGCGCGGGTTTTACCCGATTGAAACCGCCAACGTCAAGTTGTACTATTCGGACGCGGGCGAAATGCGCATTGAGTTGTCAAACAACGGCGTTACGTTCGATTTGCCTTACGACGATGTAATCCATATCCGCCTCGGATACGGTCAAAACGCATACTTGGGCGGCGGTGTAAGCGGTGGCGGGGAATACAAGGAACTCCTCGGAAACTTACAGACAATGCACGTTATCAAAGAGGCAATCCCGAAAACGTTGCAAGCGTCGCTATCGCTTAAAGGCATTTTGACAATGAAAACCGTTGCGGACGCGGACAAAAAGGAATTGACCCGCGAGGAGTTTGAAAATCACCTTTTCAACTCAAAGTACGGCATTGTTGCAACGGACTACGAAAGCGACTTTACCCCGCTCAACATCAGCGCAACGGACATACCGCAAAACATCTTGACATATTTGCGCGACGAGATATTGTCGCCTTTCGGCGTATCCTTGCCGATTTACCTCGGAAAATACACGGACGACGAGTACACAGCGTTTTACCAAACGGCGGTGGAGGGGTTGCTTATCGAAATTGCCGAGGCAATGAAGATCGTACTTTTCACGCCGCGACAACTCGCATACGGACACACGATCAAGTATTACGACAAATTGGTGCAATCGCTTTCCTTCAGCAGGCGGCAGGAAATCGCGGAAATGACAAAAGACGACGCGCTTTTGTCCCGCGACGAACGGCGCGAATTGCTCGGATATGAACCCGACGGACAGCCGACGCGCGTATCCCTCAACTACATTGACGTGTCGATTGCAAATCAATATCAAATATCGTCGCTCGCACAGGGCAAAAAGCCCGCCGCGGCAAAGAAGGAGGAGGAATAATGCTCGAAAAGTATATCGAACAATTAACCGCGCCCGCAACGATCTTTCGGCGCGCGGGCGAAGGGCAAGGTGCGACGGTTGACCCGCTCAAAGGCATAATCGAAGGTTGCCCGATTGTCTTTGAACAGCGTACCGCGATCGGCGATTACTTTTACGAGGTAATCGACGCGCACGCGCTCGACGGTGCGGACTTGTCCGACATCAAATTTATGGTAAACCACGACGACGGAATGATACCGCTTGCGCGCCACAGACGCGGCAAGCGTTCGACAATGGATATTTCCGTCGATAACGTCGGTATGCACATCAAAACAACCCTCGACATCGAAAACAATGCGACCGCCCGCGAACTATGCTCGGCGGTTACGCGCGGCGACATCGAGGATATGTCTTTTGCGTTCGGTATCGTTGTATCGGGCGCGGAATGGAGCGACCTTGAAAGCGAAATGCCGACAAGGCGTATTACAAAAATATCAAGGGTTTTCGAGGTATCCGCGGTCAATGACGGCGCATACCCGCAAACCTCGATATATGCCCGCTCGGCGAGCGCGTTGGATAACGAAAAAAGGGCGTTGGATAACGCCCGCGCCGCCGCGTTGGATAACGAAAAAGAGGAGCGGCAAAAAGCGCAAGCGGCTTTACGGCTTGAAATCGAAAAATTTTTATTTTTGGAGGAGCAAAAGCAGTTATGAACATCAAAGAACTTTTGGAAAAGCGCGCCGCCCTCTTGGCGGAGTTGCAGAAACCCGAAACCACGGCGGAACGCTTTGCGGAAATCCGCTCCGAGGTTGACAAGATCAATTTCACAATCGAACAGCTCAAAAAGGACGACAGCGACAAGCGCGCCGAAGAGGCAAGAAAGGCGGCGGAAGAGGCAGACGCACGCGCCGCAAGACTTCCCAACAAGGGCGGCGTGATTTACGATCAGGGCGAGGCGCAGACAAACGAAAAGCGCGCCGCGGAAAAGGAAGAAATCGAAAAGCGCGCAAAGGCACTCAAAAACGGTGAAAAGGTCGCTATCGAAATGCGCGCCGCCGTTGCGTCGGGCAGTACCGCCCTCGGAACGGCTACGAGCGGAACGCTCAACCCCGCGTTTGAGCAGGTCGGAACGCTTGACACGCTCGTCAATGTCGTACACCTCGAAGGCGCAGGTGCGGAAAGTTACAAAAAGCCGTTCGTCAAGGCTTACGGCGAAGGCGTAATCACGGAAGAGGGAAAAGCCCCCACAACGTCCGCCGAGCCTACTTTCGACTATGCCGACATCAACAAAGTGAAAATCGTCGCGTATGCCGAGGTCAACGAAGAGGTCGAAAAACTCCCCTCCGCTAACTATATGGCAGAGGTGGACGCGGCAGTCGTCGGCGCGTGGCGCAAGAAACTCATTTCGCAGATCGTCAACGGAACGGGAACGGGCGAACTCGTCGGCATTACGAACGCGCCCGCAAAGGTGATCGAGGCGACACAGCGCAAGACGATCGCCACGATCGACGAAAACACGCTCGACAACATCGTTTTCGACTACGGCGGCGACGAAGAGGTCGAGGGCGACGCAACCCTTATCCTCAACAAACTCACCCTCAAAGAGTTTGCAAAGGTCAAGGGGTCGGACAAAAAGCGCGCATACGAGATCGTCGTGCGCGGAAATTCGGGTACTATCAACGGTATTCCGTTCGTATGCACGAGCCGTCTTGCGGCGTTCGGCAACGTGGAGGAGGGCAAGCCCTATATGCTTTACGGCAAACTGAAGGGCTATGAACTCGCATACTTCACCGCGCTCGACGTCGAAAAGTCCACAGACTACAAGTTTAAGGAAGGCGTGATCGCGTTTAAGGTCGTCGGCTTTGTCGGCGGCTCGCCCGCGATGTGGAACGGCTTTGCAAGCGTGCAGAAGGCGGCGGCAAGCACGGGCGGCGGCTCGCAGGGAACGGAAGGACAGGGCTAAAACAAGTTTTGCGTGCGGGTCGCCGCAGTGGCGATACATAATCGGTAAACGATCGGAGGTTATCAATGCAAGAAGTTGATAAAATACTTTTCAAATTGGGCTATCTTGACAGCGACCCGCACAAAAAACAAGAAGTACAAGGTTACATCGACGAGGCGGCGGAGTTTATGCTCGAAAGCGGCGTGCCAAACGAAAGATTGACAACGCAACGCGCCTATGCCGTAAAATCCATTTGGGCGGACTATCGGGACAAGGGCGACGACGAAAAACTTATCAAAAAGGACGGTATGATCGTTGCGCTTATCTCGCAATTGCGGAGGTAGCGTATGGCAGATCAGCGCGTAAAACGCAAGAGAACGCTCATAAAGTTTGCCGTGCAATGCACGGAATACGAGGAGGGGAAAGGCGCAACAACGTCGTGGAAACCTATACAAGCGCAGATCGGGACGGACGAGAACGGTGCGCCGATAATGACGGATTGTTTTTATTGCGAATGGCTCGGCAGTTACGGAGCAACAGCGATACAACAGCAGTCCGACGGCGTTATCCGTCCCGCCCGTGTGCGTATGCCGTATGTAAAACGCGTATATGACGCACTCATTACGTCGGACGTGCGCATTTACTTACACGGCATAGCAGACGACGCGCACACGTTCGGGCTTGCGTCCGCGGCGGACAACTATATCGAGCAAAATAAAATGCTTGAATTTCAAGTAAGAAAATACGAGGTGCGGTAATGAGTGTGCGACAGACAGTACAAGCAAAATTGGATAAGGTGCTTTTGCCTTACGGGATTTTGTCGCACCACCTCCGCCGCGTCGAGGTTGATAAGATCAGCGGCTCGACCGTGAAAGTCAATCAAGACGAGTACGTTGTTTACCGTGTCGTATCAAGCAGGGGCGGGGCGCACGGCGACGGGCGCGCGCAAATTGTCCGCTATTACGTCGATGTAAACTACTATTACGCATACGAAAAGACCGACGAGCGATTTGTGGACGCGGAAAATCGCATAAAGCAGATTATCGCGGAGTTTACGTCCGATAAGCGTTTTTGTGTGGCGAACGGGGAAAGCGACATATACGATCTTGACAATCCGTATCGCGGCATAAACGTCGAGTTTTTGTATGTGGAGGCGGTGAAAAATGGCGGATAAGATTACAACAAGCCGCTTTTCGCTTGAGGAGTTGCCCGACGCATTAGAGCAGATATTGACGGAATATCAAAGCGCAATGTTTGACACGCGGCAAGAGGCGTTGCAAGCGGGCGCGGAGGTTTTCAAATCGGCGGTGGAAAGCGCAACGCCGCGCGATACGGGCGAAATGGCGCGCTCTTGGAAAATCAAAACGAAGTACAAAGACCGCCGATACGTCGGTAATACGCGCGTTGCAAAAGGGGTTGTACATCGCAAAACGAAAGACGGGTCGAAAGGCGAGGCGCGCGAAGGTGTGCCGCTTTCAAACGTGTTGGAGTATAGCGAGAAAAGCCCGCATTACGGCTTTATACGCCGTTGTTTTGACAGTACCGAGCCGCAAATTTTTGCGGCTATCAAAAAAACACTCGACAATGGAGGTAAACAATAATGGATAAAAAGACACTTGTCCGTTTTAACGTGCAAAACATCAAGTACGCTTTGCCCGACGGCGAGGGCGGCTACGCAACCCCCGTTGCATACGGCACGGCTATTTCAATGGCGTTGGAGCCTGACTCCACAACCAAAGTCATTTACGGCGACGGTCGCCGTATTTGCTCGATTGCGAACGAGCGCGGAAAGACGGGCACAATGGGTACAAACAACGTATCCGACGACTACGAGATCGCAATGGGGCGTAAGATCAAGACGGCAAACGGACTTGCGGAAATCAAACAGCAACGCCTCGTGTCGCACGCAATCTACTTTGAAACGTGCGGCATTGACGAGGAGGGCGGTATGCCTATCGCAAAAACGTGGCTTTACGGTGTAACGTCGCAGACGCGCCCTTCCGAGTCGTTCGACCAAACGACCGACGACATCAACGAGTCGTCCTTCGAAACCGCGCTTGAAATTGCGGGCGTACCGCTTAAAAATTCCGACGGCACGGTTTACAAGGACGAAAAGACGGGGCAGGACGTGATCGTTTGGCAAATGACCGTAACGCCCGCCGACGAAGGTTTTGCAACGTTCGGCGACGAGGTTGTGTTGCCCGAAATGCCCGCGACGGAATAAGGGAGGCGGGCTATGATAAAAACAACGTTGCCCGTCGTCGAAAAACAGATTGACGCGGAAGGCAAACTCGCCGTAAATAAGAAAAACATCAGCGTGGCAATTGACACGTCGTTGTTTGCCGAGGAGCGGTGGGAGCAGAACTTCCCGCACAACGCAAAAAACGAAACGCTCTTTGCGTATATCGAGCGAATGAAAGCCGCGGGGGCGATCGAAAACAAGGCATATATCCTTTCCAACCTTAAAGCCCTTTATTGCTTTATGGAGGGGAGCGATATACCCGATTTCAAATCGTTTTGTCAACTTTTCGACCTCGCCGACGGCGAATACCTTAACGAACTTATCGAAAAGATCAAGTTTGTTTTTGAGGTCGTTTTGAACGGGAGTACGGGTACAGCAAAAAACTCATAGCGCACAGTCAAGAACTTTTGCGGTTGTACGACAAAATCAATCCGAGGAAATCGCGCAACCGCAAAAATGACTTGATTGTGCCGAGGTACATTACGTTAATGCAAAAATGCGTCGAGCATAAAATACAAGATTGTTTTATCCGCAACACGCATTTTACCGACCTTTGCATATTGCTTTACGCTCTTGACATTGCGAACATCAAAGCGGCGTTAAAGCGCAAGGCGGCGGACAAGAACAAAAAACGAAACGTCGAGGTGCGCGATATTTCGCAAGCGGAGGCGGTCAAATTCTTAAAAGGAGGCGGACAATATGGCGGACAACATACGCGGCTTAACGGTTGAAATTGCCGCAGACGCAACCACATTTAACAAGCAAATGCGGGAATTGCGCTCCGAGGCAAAGTCGTCGCAATCCGAATTGAACGCACTCCAAAAGAGTTTGGAACTCAAATTTGATAGTGCCACTTTCGAGCGCGCGCAAAAGGTAGCCCAACAGGCGATTGACGAAACCGCAAAAGCCGCGGAAACCTTGCGCGCGCGTTTGGCATTTTTGGAGCAAAGCGGAAACGCAGACACGACGGCGTACAAAAAATTGCAAACCGAGTTGGCGCAAACGGAATTGCGCGCACAGCAACTCGAACAGCAACTCGAAAACATAAACAAAATCAAGTTTGACGCTATCGCAAAAAACGTGTCCGAGGTCGGAAACGCAATATCGGCGGCAGGGCGCGCCTTAACGCCGTTTTCGACAGCGGCGGCGGGCGCAATAACAGGACTCGGCGCGCTCGGCGTAAGCGCGGCAAGCACGGGGGCGGAAATAGACGACCTATCAAATCAATTTGGCGTATCGGCGGAAACCATACAGGAGTGGCAATACGTCGCGTCGCAACTTGGTGTTGATGTTGAGTATTTCAATCGTGCGTTAATCCGTATGCGCGCGGCAATGGTTGATCTATCGTCGGGCAAGACAAGCGCGGCGACGGAGGCTCTTTCCGCGCTTGGGCTTGAAATGTCGCAGTTTAACTCCTACGAGGAAATGTTCGACGGCGTAATGAACGCGCTCGCAGGGGTGGAGGACGAAACGTTGCAAGCGGCGTATGCAAACGAAATTTTCGGCGATCGCATTGCAAATCAAATGTTGCCGTACCTTAACGCGGGGACGGAAGAAATTGCAAAGTTTAAGGAAGAGTTTGCGGGTATGAGCAGTCTTACCAACGAACAGGTAAAAGCCCTCGCAGAACTCGACGACACTTTCAATTTGTTAAAGCAGTCGATACAATACGTCGGATTGCAGATCGGAGCGTCGTTGCAACCGCTTTTACAGTCCCTTGCAAACGTAATCAACAACTCGATCGTGCCGCGCTTGCAAGCCCTTGCGGAGTGGTTTAATTCGCTTACGTTGGAACAGCAAGAATTTGCCGCGAAGGCTCTTTTGGTGGTTGCCGCGCTTGCGCCGCTTACTCTCGGCATTGGCAAGTTGGTAACGACCGTCGGGAGTTTAATAAAGGCGATACCGCAACTTCAAGCGGGGTTATCCGCGCTTGCGGCGCACCCTATCATTTTGATAATTGCGGCGGTTGCGGCGATCTTGCTCGTGCTTTATACGCAATGCGAGGCTTTCCGCGAAAGCATAAATAACCTCGTCGGGATTTTGGGTAGCGCGTTGCAACCCGTCCTCGACGTGATAATGAACACGCTTAATACGCTTATCGGGCTATTGTCGCCGATCATACAGTTGGTCGGGAACATACTCGCCCTCGTTGTCAATATGGTTGTGGACGCATTATCGCCGTTTTTCGATATGCTCAATATGATTTTTCAATTGTTGCAACCGTTGATCGAGGTCGCGCTTATTCCGTTGCAAATCGCATTATCGGCGTTGCAAGTGCCCTTACAGGTGATCGGGCAATTGCTTGGTTGGCTCGCGCCGCTATTTCAAGTTTTCGGCAATATTGTATCCGCCGTTTTCAAAGGCGTTGTTGCAATTATAAATGTCGTGCTTGGCGTTATCGAGGACGCGGTTAATTTTGTAATCGGTATTATAAACGGACTCATTGACGGAATAAACGGCGCGCTCGGTTGGCTCGGTGTTCACATCGACCGTATTGCGGAGGTAAAGTTGCGGATTGACACAACAGAGATCGACGATATGAACGATGTAAACGCGATTATCGACACGACCCCGCCCGCAACGTCCGACGGTGGAACGACAACGGGCGGCGGCACCATATACGACGACATCGGCGCGGGCGGTACGTCGGGCGACATCATAAACAACGATTACAGTACCAACAACACGACGCAAAACGTAACGGTTACGATACAGAACTACGCCGAGGAGGTGGACGTTGACGCGCTCGTGCGGGAAATAAACGTAAAACTTGCGGAGGCGATGTAAATGCGGAAATTTATTTTGCATACATACGACAAATCAAAATCATTTGATTTGAACGGCACCTCCGCGCTCGCGGCGGAGCCGTCGGGGCTTGGCAATGCCTTTTCACTATCTTACAAGGAAAGCGAAAAAGGCAAGCACCTTGTCAACGTTACGCCGTCTTTCGAGCCTATCACATTGAAGATATACTTCAATGCAGATGGCACGAACGGGTATGCGAATTATAAAGGGCTTTTGCAATTCTTGGCGGAATGCGGCACATCGGCTTTTTTATTCGAGTACAACGACGGCGTAACGGATAAGTTTTGCGATGTGGTGTTGCAATCGAACACAAAAAGCGAAATATCCGAGGAGGGGCTTTTCGTCGAAACTTTCACGTTTGAACGCCAAACGTATTGGTACGAACGCGTCGAGGAGTCGTTTTCCTTAAAACACACCTCGGAAGAGTCAACGGCTTTCCCGCTCGGTTTTCCGTTCGGATTTGCGGGGCAAGTGTTTGTAAAGCGGCGGCTCATATCAAACAAGTTTTTTATCGACGCGCCGATCACGATTACAATTTCGGGCAACATCGCAAACAACATTGATTTGCGTATCGAGGATACGGACGAAAACGTCGTCGGGGAAATATCGCTCTCTACCAACAACACCGAAGGCACGGTAATTGTGATCGAGCCGACAAACAAAAAAATAACCGTTACGACGAACGGCGAAACGGTCAACGGATACGGGTTGACGGATAAAACAAAGCAATCGTTTTTATACCTTCCGCAAGGCGATTACTACATCACCTCGAATATGGAGGACGAGGACACGGGCGAAATAGAGATTGCGATCAAGCGGTATTTATTCGATTAAAGGAGGCGCGCGGTGTACATTGCGTTATACGACGAAAACCGAAACCACATCACGAACGTTGACAACGCAACGTATGATTTGACGACCCGCGTTTACGACAACGACTCCTTCAGCGGCGAGGGGGTTTGCGCCGAGGACGTGAACGACGCAAAAATCGCCGTCGTGAACGACGACGCGGGCAACTATAAATACGCGTGCTTTGCCGATACCGTAACGCCCGAATACAACAAGCGAACGATCAAGGGACTTGACTTCAAAACATTGTGGGACACGGAAATTTTGCTTGACTACACGCCGCAAAACAGTTTTGACGGCAAGTTATCGGCGATATTCGAGAAAATACGAGCGGCGGTGTTTGATGTCGCCGACGCGGCGGTCGGCAAAATTCCCGTCGAAGTGGTTATCCCGACGGACAGCACGGACACGACGGACGTTTACGGCGATTTGCAAGGAACATATCAACTCGTCAACGCCTATACGTTTTTGAAGGGCTACCTCAAATATTACGAGTACAACATCGAAACGCGGTACGACATCGCGGCGGGCAAAATCATTTTCACGTTTGTAAAATGCACAACCGTTTTATCGGTCGATTTAAGCGACTTTATCCACGAGTTGACGACGACATCGTCGGCGACAAACAAGACGGTTGCAACCATAAAATACGACGTTGAAACGCCCGAAACGGACGCAGACGGAAACATCATTTATACGGACGTGCAGGAAGTGGACGACGAGGGCAACCCCGTCGTTGACGACGAAGGAAACCCCGTATATATCCCGCAATACAAACCGCGCCCGTCAACGATTGCGACGAAGTATTACTACCGCGACAAGGATAACAACATTGTGCAGTCGGACGCGGAGGGCGATATTTCGGGGCGTATTTATCCCGTCAAAACAAAATGGTTTGAGGCGGAATATCTTGCCGACGCACAGTTTAACGCCGTGTATGAACTTGCCAACGCGCGGTACGTCGATAATATCGTGATCGACAACAACATCACAATTGACCCGATCGACTTTTCCGTGTATCCGCTTTATACGAAGGTAAAGTTGTATTACGGAGGCAAGTTATACAAAACGTTGCCGATAAGCGAGAAAATAACGACGCTTGACGGTAGCGGCGAAAACACGCAAATAAAACTCGGTTTTAAGAAAATTCTTTTGACCGAGATCATTAAAGGTTAAGGAGGACGGCAACATTGATAAAACCCGTAACATATCAAGGCGTTTTCAATTTCAAAGCAAATTTGTATGCGCTCGAAGTTAAGTCGCGGTTTATCGACCAAAGCAAGGCGGACGGCTATTACAAGGGATACGGCGACGAACTCGCCGCAACGGTTGTCGGGCAGTCAATCCAAATCGGCACGGGCGCGTTTGTCGTGCAAGGGCGTATGAACGAGGTAACGGCGGCGGAAACGGTAACGCCGCAAATGACAAACGGTTACGTCGGGTATGTCGTCGCGCGCATTGAAACGTACCACCCGTCCGACGAGGAAAATTGCTCGTTTGTCGCGTATGTCGGGACAAGCCTTGACGCGATACCGCTTACCAAAGACGACATTTACGACGCGGAGGCGGAAACGGTCAACAAGGTATATGAACTCCCGATTTATTCCTTTGCAATATCGGGCGGCGCAATTACAAATTTGCAAAAACTTATAGGAGCGGTGGAAGATTATGCAAAGATCAATCAAATTGTTGCCTCGGCACTTTCAACGGCGCAAACCGCCTTAACGACCGCACAGACGGCGGAAACAAAAGCGCAATCCGCAGTCGATACGGCGGCGGACGCAGTGGAAACCGCAGAGGCGGCGGACGGTAAAGCCGACACGGCAATATCGACGGCAAACACCGCAAAAAGTACGGCGGACACGACGGCGCAGACGGTACAGCAAGAACACGAAGAAATGACCGCGGAAATCAACGAACTTCGGGAAGATATTGCCGAGGGGCAGGGTACGATCGTTGAACGGGGCGGCGAGATGTTGTCGCGGTATCCCGTTGATAACGTCGTCGAAACCACAGACACGATCACCATTGAAGGAGGCGGCGTTTGATATGGATATAATTTTCAACGGAACGTCTTGCCCGATAAAATATTTGCATATCGGCGTGCAGGGCAACAACCTCGTTGACAAGATTGTATTTTGCGTGCCGCGTAAAACCTCCGACGGACTCGATTTATCGGAATTTACGCCGTATATCAAAATACAGAACGTCAAGGAAAATTACATTGACAAGGACGGGAAACTTACGATCGACAAGTACGACGATCAGTTGCGGCTCACATATCGGTTGCGCCGTAAAACGACGATGTACCCGTGCTTTGAAATGCAATTGCAGTTTGAACAGCCCGACGAAGGCGATTGTATTGTGTGGCAAACGGAAGTAATCAATGTTACGTTGTCGCGCACAATCGCCGCGGATAAGGAAATCGAGCAACAATACCCGTCCGTAATACAAGATTTAACGGCGCGGGTCGAAACAATCGAAAACGTAAAAATAATAAATGGAGGTCAACCATAATGGCAGACAAGGAAGTTTTCGTAACTATTATCACGAGAGGCGGCACAACCGAGGAATGGGAAAGCGCAAACCCGACTCCCAAAGACCGCGAGTTTTGTGTCGAGGCAACGACGGACGGGAAACGCAAGTTTAAGATAGGCGACGGCGTAACGGCTTGGAACGACTTGCCGTATGCCACGACGGACGAACTTGCAGACCTTACACAGGACGCGACGCACCGCACCGTTACGGACGCGGAAAAAGCAGAATGGAGCGGCAAGCAGGACGCGCTCACGTTCGACGACGTACCCGCGGCGGGCAGTAACAACCCCGTAAAATCGAGCGGTATCAAAACCGCGCTCGACGCGAAAGCGAACGACGCAGACCTCGCCGCGATTGCAAAGTCGGGCAACCTTGCCGACGCAACCGAGGACGCAAGCCACCGTACCGTTACCGACGAAGAAAAGGCAACGTGGAACGCGGCGGCGGGTATCGAAGGGCAAATCCCTACCAAAACAAGCGACTTGACGAACGACGGCGAAAACGGCACGGATAAGTTTGCAACCGAAAGTTACGTCAATCAGAAAACGTCGCAGATTTACCGCTACAAAGGCTCGGTGGCTACATACGCCGAACTTCCCTCGACACACGATGTCGGCGACGTGTACAACGTCGTTGCGGCATACGGCGATTATCCCGCGGGGACAAACTTTGCGTGGAACGGCACGGAATGGGACGCGCTCGGCGGCTCTATCGACACAAGCGCGTTTGTTGAGGAGTCGGAACTTGCGCCGATCGCAAAGTCGGGTAAACTTTCCGACGCTACCGAGGACGCGACGCACCGCGTTGTAACCGACACCGAAAAAGCGGCGTGGAACGCAAAGCAGAGTGCGCTCACGTTCGACGACGCGCCCACGGCAGGGAGCGCAAATCCCGTTAAGTCGGGCGGCGTGAAAACCGCGCTCGACGCAAAAGCGAACGACGCAGACCTCGCCGCAATTGCGAAGTCGGGCAATCTTGCGGACGCGGCACAGGACGCAACTCACCGCGTTGTAACCGATACCGAAAAGGCGGCGTGGAACGCAAAGCAGGACGCGCTCTCGTTTGATACCACGCCGACGGCAAACAGTAGCAACCCCGTAACGTCGGGCGGTGTAAAGACCGCTCTTGACGCGAAGGCGGCAAAATCGGAAATCGTCAAGACTTCGACGGGGCTTACCGATAGTGCCGATCTTATGCGTTATACGGATACGCTCACTATTAACGGCGGCGGCGTGTCGTAAGAGGAGGCGGCGGATATGGCAAACAAAACAGTACCCGCAACAATCAAACATCGCAGGGCAACTGCGGCGGAGTGGGAAAGTACAAACTACGTCCTCGCCGAAGGTGAGTTTGGTTACGACACGACGAACAAAATAACAAAAATGGGCGACGG